ACAGACTCAGTTGCAGTTAGCGCAGTCGAACCCAGAAATGCACAATCTACACGCCGCGTACAAGCGTATGTACCAAGCGTTAGAAGTACAGAACATTGAAGAAATTTTGCCACCGCCACCGCAGCCACAGCCCACTGATCCGGCAATTGAAAACGCTCGTGGGTTAAGCGGCCAGCTCTTACAGGCGTTTCCTGAACAGGATCATGACGCACATATCATGGCTCACGTTGTCCTCATGCAAACACCCCTTGTACAGGCTTCTCCGCAAGCTTACGGCATGTTTTTGGCGCATATCCAAGAGCACATTGCATTTAAGGCTCGCACAATGGTGGAAGAAGAGATTAAGCAGGCAACACTTGAGTTACAGGGTGCAGCTCAAATGGGCGCAATTGATCCCCGTATGGCTCAAATTCAACCTCAGATTCCGCCTGAGCAGATTGAAACCCGCGTAGCACAGGTTCAGGCTGAATTGCTTGCTCAAGTCATGCAACAAATCAACCCGCAACAGCAGGGTGAACAAGACCCATTAGTTGCAATACGTCAACAAGAGCTTGCAATTAAAGCAGCCGATGTAGAGCGCAGGTCTAAAGTAGATCAAGCCAATCTAGAAATTGAGCGACAAAAAATGATGCAGCGAGCTGCGACAGATGCTGCTAGAATTGAATCTCAAGAAGAAATCGCGGAAAACCGCAATGACGTAAACATGGAGCGCATTGCCATGCAGAGAGAGAATATGATGAGACGTAATACTACATAGGAGATGCTGCGATGCTCTTTGAGGCCATTGCTGCAGTTAAAATTGCAAATGAAGCGATTGGGGCCGTCAAAGAACTTTGCGGGCACATCCAGTCCGTTGGCGAGATGGGCCCTCATCTCGTCAAACTCTCAGATGCAAAAGAACAGTTAGAAAAAGACGCTCAAGATGGAGACATGTCGGCGTTTTTTGAACTCGAACGCATCCGTAATCATGAAGCTGAAATAAAGCAACTTTTCATCTACCAAGGCCGTGCCGGTCTTTGGGATGATTATCAAAAATTCATGGCTAACCGGAAAGAACTCAAGCGGAAAGCAATAGAACGTGAAAAGGCTCGTGTACTGGCTAAGAAAAAAGCCATTAAGAGAGCACTTTTGTATAGTGCTGTTGGCGTTTTTACTCTCGGTATGTTGGGCGGGGCCGTGGCCTTTTTACTTTGGCTTATTAGTCTTAAAAACGGGCAATGAATGAGCGACCTGTTTATCAGTCCTTTTCATCCTGCTTGGAGGAAGCCCGACGTTGTGTCTCCCTTAACACCTGCCCAGGCAAGTTCAAAGGAGCATCCATCTATAGACTGGCAGAAGCCCTCGAACGGATCGAAACCAGACTTAATCGTATACGACAGGCTCGCAAGAGTCAGGGAGTATAGACATGATCACATGGGTACTATTTGTTTTATTATTGGAAACTGAACGGTATTATGTAATGCCGCAAGGTCATTACATGACGATGGAAGAGTGTTTTGAGGCGCGGGAAGCTGTAATGCAATCTGCACCACAACCAAAGATGAACTATGATGCAATTTGTGTTCAGACAAATCAAATCACAATGCAGTAACACTGGAGAAAACCATGATTGGTGTAATTGGTAAAATTCTTGGGTCAGAGAAAGTCATTAAGGCAGGGATTGATCTTATTGACGACATGCACACATCCACGGAAGAAGAGATAGCGGCTAAGTCAAAAGCCAAGATTGACCTGATGAATGCTTACGCTCCATTCAAGATTGCCCAACGATATTTGGCTTTGATGTTTGGTTTGACTTTTATTGGAAGCTACTTTCTGGTTCTTGGCATGACATTGTCCGGACAGGGGGATTCCGATGCAGTGACAAAAGTTATGGAGCAGTTTAGTATTAACTACGCGATGCTGATCATCTTAGGCTTTTACTTTGGTGGTGGTGCTGTTGAAGGTTTCTTGGACAAGAAAGGTAAGAAGTGATGCCGGGTAAGAAAAAACTTACAGATTTAACAGGTGATGGAAAGGTCACTAGAAAAGACTTTTTGAGAGGAGCCGGTGTTCCTGGGTTTAAAAAAGGCGGTAAGGTTACTAAAACCGAAAAAACTGCAGCGATGGAAGACGCATACACCGATCAAAAAGTTAAGTATGCCCGTGTTCCAATGGAGCCTGTATCAGGAAAAGAACCAGACGCTCTGGAAGATGCGATGCGGTATGAACGTCGCCGTGAAGGTAAGACCGAAACTTATCGCGATGGCGGGATGGTTAAAGGTTACAGCAAGGGCGGCTGTGTTCAGTTGACCGGCAGAAAGTTTAGCGGAACATACTAATGTACAGCATCACGATCACAATGGGCGGTATGCCTGTTGATAAGATGGAAGAAAGCGAAGACGGAAAGAACTGCCCTGTTGCTACGCAAGATCCAGAAATCAACGAAGCGAATAAACAGGCGGCTGTAGAAGAAGCAAACTACCGTGATCCGCAGAACGATGGCGGTTTTCGTTTATCTGAAGTGTGCGGCAACTGTGAATATTACAACCAAACATCATCAATGATGGAGTGTATCGACGCGGAGGAAGAGTCCGAGGTTGGTTACTGCCAGCTCCTCAAGTTTGTTTGCCAAGCAACAAACACCTGTGATTCATGGGAAGAGGGCGGCCCTATCAAAGATGATGACGTCATGTACAACAAACAAGATATTTTATAATGGATGTTGTTCAATTCGCACAATCATTGTATAAAGTCCTACGAGAACGTGAATTCGATTTACGGGATCAATTGGCAAACGGTATTGCTCAGAACTATGAGCAATATCGCAGTATGGTAGGTGAGCTTCAGGGTATTGCTACTGCCATCGACGAAATAAAGACCCTGCTGGAGAAAAGTGAAGACGATGTCGAAGACCTCCTTGCTAGTTCCGGAGCACGTCGCCGCTAGTTTAGCTGCTGAAGAGACTGCGAAAGAACCGAAGAAAGATGGACCATCACTCGAAAACGCCTATGTTGAAGAGTCGAACCGCGTCCTAGACCCCTCCCTCCTCGATAAATCATTAAAAGAAAGACTGCCAACTCCTACTGGATGGCGGATTCTTGTGATGCCTTATCAGGGTCAATCTACCACTGAAGGTGGGATATATATCCCAGATGAGATCCGGCAACGGGAACAACTGGCTACTGTTGTGGCTTACGTTCTTAAAATCGGGCCGTTGGCGTATAAAGATCCTGCTAAGTTTGGTGATTGCGAACCTTGGTGTAAAGAAGGTGAGTGGGTTTGTATTGGCCGCTATGCGGGTTCCCGATTCAAGATTGATGGCGGGGAAATCCGGATTATTAACGATGATGAAGTCATTGCGACGATTCTTGAACCAGGAGATGTGATGAATGTCTGACGAAGAAAAGAATGAAATCGAAGAAGTAGAGATTGATTTACCTGAGAGTGAGGAAACTGACTCCGGGGAAGCTGTTGAAACTGAAACCAAACAAGAAGCTCAAGCAGAGCCAGAGCAGTCTGGCGAAGAGCTTGAGAACTACAGCAAAAACGTCCAGAAACGTATCAAGAAGCTAACGGAGAAATATCGTCAGGAAGAACGTGACCGTGAAGAAGCTGTACGACTGGCGAAAGAACTTCGTGAAGAAAATGAAAAGCTAAAAACTCAGGTACAAGGTTCACAGCAAGCACATTTAACTGAGTATGGAGCACGTTTAGACAACCAACTGAATCTTGCTCGGCAGGCTTATCGAGACGCTCATGATCGTGGGGATGTTGACAAGCAGTTTGAAGCACAACAAATGATGAACCAAATTGCTATTGAGCAAGAGCGTTATCGTCTTGCTAAACAACAGCAAGAGCGTTTGCAAGTACAACGCGCCCCAGAACAGCAGACCGCACCTGTACAACAACCTGTACAACAAGAGCGTGCTCCAGAGCCCGATCCAAGGGCCCAGGACTGGGCATCAAAGAACGAGTGGTTTGGTCAGGACGAGGTCATGACGTATGCCGCTTTTGGAATTCATCGTAAACTTGTCGAAGAAGAAGGGTTTGATCCCACATCAGATGAGTACTACAATGAAATAGATCGCCGTATTGCGTCGGAATTTCCGCACAAGTTTGGTGGTCAAAAAGGGAGAAGTGGACAGGTCGCATCTGCTGACACTTCAGCATCTCGAAAACCTACAGGGCGCAGGAAAGTCAAGCTCAGTCCATCTCAGGTGGCGATAGCCAAGAAGCTTGGTGTCCCGCTTGAAGAATACGCTAAGTACGTTAAGGACTAAGGAGACTGACATGACAGAAACAAATCGCACACCACGCGCAGCAAAGAATCGCTCAACTGAAGAGCGCAGAAAACCTTGGGCCCCACCGAGTCGGTTGGAAGCCCCGGAAGCCCCAGAGGGCTATGTACATCGTTGGATTCGCACTTCGATGCGTAACGAAGAGGACTCGATGAATGTCCATACAAAACTTCGTGAAGGATGGGAACCCGTCCGCGCTGAAGAGTATCCCGATTACAATTACCCCGTCATTGACGAGGGTAGGCACGCAGGAGTAATAGGTCAGGGAGGCTTAATGCTTTGCCGGATTCCTGCGGAAACAGCAAGAGAAAGATCCGAGTATTACGGGCTCCGGACCCGCGAGCAAATGACTGCTGTTGACCAAGACATGATGAAAGAACAACACCCTTCAATGCCGATGCATAGTGATAGGCAGAGTCGGGTTAGTTTTGGTGGTCGCAAAAGCGACAGTTGATAAATTTTACGAGGTAAAAACTCATGGCAAATTCTAATGGAGCCTTCGGACTGCGTCCGTATGGTATTTTAGGTTCAGCACCTAACTCCACTGGTTTGACCGAGTATCGTATCGCTTCAAC